CTCCATACATCGGCTTGTCTACGCATGCATGCTCTTACCATAGAAAATCACCTACATGTGTTATAATCCAATGAGTCCCGTTGTCTATAGAAAGACAATGATATATTGTTACCCAGCTTGCTCGAGTAGTAACGTTTATAGTGCTATTATTATGAAACTTAAACGAAGATGGGAACGTCAAAGCATAAACACTCGAAGAATGTTGTTGTACAGCAAGCATAAACGCTCTTGCATAATTAGCCGACATGTGGTCGGTATCTGATATTGACAATGTAACATCCCCAGATAGTGTCATAAACTTTATGTATCCATAAGTTAAGTAAATATTCACAGCTCCGCTAACACTGCCGAGATTCTCTATCTTATCATACTTATGCTCACCATCAGTTGTCTGGCTATTTCCCCAGATATGCCCTACCTGCATCCTATCCTGTATCATGTCCTTAAAGTCACGGATTCGGCTTGCACCAAGCCCGCTATTCTCAGTGTCAAGCGGATTTGCTGCATCCCATGCTAATGTATGTAAATATGCCATCTCATTACTCCTGTAGTGGTATTCTCAAATGAGCTAATGACTTGCTGTTATGCTCTTTTTTAAGTCTCAGCAATTCTGCATCGGCTAACTTCCTGTAATAGGTAGCAGCTTGGAATTCTCTCCTTCTTCTCTCTTCTAACTCAACAGCCATATATATAATCGCATCAGCTGCATTGGTTGTAATAGCGTCCTCATACGAATTAAACGGCTCATACGGCGTATAGGTTGTGTAATACACTAACTCTATTACCGCATCTCTGCTTAATGCCCTTGTTAAATATAATTTCCCATCTTTGACAAAATACGCTAAATCTATGGCTTTAAACCATTTGTCCTTTTGGATTGTATATATACCAGTAACTTTACGGATGTCATACGAACCAGTTGATTCTTCTGCTGGTAATACTTCAATTTGCGTATCGCTCCCGTTTACAATCCAATACCATCTATCCCCAACTTTGATAATGTATTCCCAAGCATCGCATTCAAACGCTACGGTAGCAACATTGCCATTACTCAATACAGTAGCATCTCCGCCAGTGGTCTCTGAAACATCGTTGTACTCTATTATCCGTATATACACATCCTGCTTAAATGCTGAAGGAAGGTCAAAAGCAACCTTCCCAGCTTCAAGCTCTTTCATATACACACGTTCCATAAACCAGTAGTTAAAGTCATTCTGCACCTTCCTATGTGCTTCTGATATTATCCCATAGTTTATGTTGCTCATGTGTGTTTGTGTCGATTGTGGATAGTTAGTATCGCCATACACTAACCACATCACTCTGGTATATATTTCGCCGAATGTCATAATAGTACATCCTCATCGATTTCGTTTTGTGCAATTTCCTTAATATCTTCTACCTTTTCGTTCTTTCTCGGTCTTCCCTGTTTATTATCAGTTAAAATGCCAGCCTTCATGCCTAATCGTTCTTCCATATCTTTGCTATCATCCCAGAACTCATCATTGCTAATCGGTATTCCTACACATTCCTTTATGCCATTGTTACATTTATTTGAGCACACATAAAATCCCTTGTAATCAATGATAAATCTTGGTATCTTTGTTACCTTTGTCGTTGAAATTCCAGTATTCCTGTCCTTAATAACTTCGGTATGCTCAATCACGGCATCGGTAAAACAATAAATAGCATCTTTGTCAAGACACACTTCAGAGCCTTCCATAAGACTAAACGACTTCCCCTGATATCCGAAGCCTATTGGACGGCTATCATTATCATACATCTCGCCCTGATGGTTTGCTCTTCGTATTACGACTCTTACTTTTTTATCCATAACTCCTCCTGTTAAGGTTAGGTGGGGATTTCTCCCCACCTAATTAATTTTATAACTTTGCACAACACTCAATTCTTACGCCACAGTACTCATTCAAGATGACAGCCTGATAGTTGGCTTCCCATCCTACAGTTCCGTAGCGTTCCAAAGCTCCACCTATTTCTTTAGGTGTTTTTACAATGATTCTTGCACCGCCATCAAGTCTGGTTTTTGCATAAAAACCTTTTCCAATAACCAAGCATCCATATACGTCATAGGCAGTTCCGTCATTTCTATAGGTAGTTGTTCCAGTTGCACCAGCACCAGTCCATATCTTACCATTAGTCGTTGCTACAAACCGAATACCGCCTTCATACGCTGCGAACTCTCCCTTAAGGAGCTTCGATGTGTTTGAATACTTGTATGCAGGTATTATCCCGTTCGATGAGCCTAATTCAAGAATGTCTTTCTTCACATGCGGATGGACAATACATACATATGACTCAGGTACTGGAGTTGTGCCAACACCTGTAGTTGCGTTGACAATGGCTTCAAACTTAGGCACGTTGTAGCTTTCAAGCTGCACTATCGCTGCGTCTAAAGCTAATTTTCTGATAGAATGCGCAACTGTAGTTCTTGCACCTGAGGTTGATAGCGTACCAGAAGCCTGAATACGAATAAAGTACGTACCAGCAACTAATATGTCTCTCGTATACTGATCAATTGAATTAGCAGCATGTTCGCCAAATACCTCAGAATACCGTGCCACAACTGGGTCATAGTCTACCAGTGTTAACAGCGATGATACTTCGGTATATGAGCCGAGCTCTTTAATCTGAGCACGGATAATTGTATCATCCATGTCAACAGGTGTAGGATTACTGCCTTCAGTTAACGGAGTAGTGGTCGCTGCAAGAGACTCTATCCTTCGAAATGCGATATAGTCAGTCTGATTTTTAGGCAGGTCTCTTTCTTCGCCAAACTCAGTATACACAAGGTTAGGCAGCAAGCGTGACAATAACTTCTTGTCATAATACGCCTGATGCACCGAAGTTTCGTAAAAACCATAATTTGAAGATTTGTTCATGTTTTACCCTCCATATTTTCTACGCATGTAGTCTTGGATTTTCTTATCCAATTTAGCAAATTCTTCTGAGAGTGGGTCAAGGTTCTTGATCCTCTCATACAAATCAGAGGGTTCTACGGCTGATTTCCTCGCAGGCTGTGGAGCTTCCATGTTATTCTGGATTCTCTCAGCAAGAGAGTTCTTCTGAGCCCGTTTCCTCTGATAGTCAGGATGTAGTTGACCTAATGCGTATGCTATAAAAGGTGCATCTGGCTTTGTGAGTATAAACTCTTCTATGCCTTTTAGCTCTGGATACCTGGCTATCAAGTCGTCAGCGTATTTCACAACTTCATCGAAGTCCTCATACTGCTTTTTCGCAGTGAGCAATGCCTGAGTTGAAGTCTGCCGTTTCGTCTCCCCTAAGAGACGTTCTCGCTCCATCTGTAATATCTTCTTAAGCTCTGCTCCTGTTATGACAGAGTCATCCTCAATCTCAAATCCATTCTCAGCAGTAGCCTCTTGTCGTGGCTGCCGAAGCGTCCTGAGCTCCTGTAGCACCTCTTGGTGCATAGCCATTAAGTCATTAAACCGTTTCTCGTACATTTGCCTTTTGCTGCGTTCTTCCTTCAAGGCTTTGTACGGCACGGTTTCTGGAGTCTTACCCTTTTCCTGTGCGGCTTCCGCAGGAAGTAAATCCTCCAAATTTAACTCGTCTTTAGAGCCCGCTTCTTGCTGAGTGGCGACCTCAGTCTCTTCAGGCATTAAGCCTTCTTCTAAAATTTCATTTTCGCCCATTTTTGTTACTCCTTCTTCGTTTTTTTAAGACATCACGTTTTATTTGCAAAGCAATGGCAATCTTTTGCTTACGTGGCATATTTGGTTTTTCCTTATTCAGGAACTCTATGATTTTTCCGACATCAGTCGTTTTTGGTATTGGCATTCCCTACCTCGATATTTCTCTTCGTAATATCGTATTCGTATACATCCTTCTGTTTGAGTTTTTCAAATTCAAGTTTCCCTTCGTTAGCCATTTCCTGAATTACCATCTTAATCTGCCCTCTGAGACGTTCTATATCGAGCTCATGCTGCTGCTGCATCTGCATAATCTGCTGCTGAGCCTGATACTGGTTCTGTATGCTCTGTAGCCATTTATCCTTAATCCTCTTCGGTATGTCAAGAAATTCTATATACACCTCATCAGGAACATTCTGACCCTGATGTTTGAGTGATGTAAAAGTATTTAAGTATGCAAGCTTATAGGTAGGCGTTTCTTCTACGCCTTCGCCAAATTTAACGACAAACTGTAGCTCTCTTCTCATGCGCTCAAAGTCATGCCAGAACCTCTCAATCTTTGTCTGAAGAATAGAGACCTGTTTCATGATTTCATCGCCTTGCCGCAATACTGCAGACTGGTCTTCTCCAGACAAAGATTGAGACAGAATCTGGTTCACCTGCGAAGCCTGCTCTTCTAAAGCCTTGAGCTCTTCTCTGTACGGCATATTATAGCCGACTATTTTCTTAAACTTTTCCACCGTCCATAATGTGTTTACCATCTCAACAATGTATGAGCTAACCTTGTGCATTGCATAATTGACGTTATCATAAATTTCTTGGTCGCCAATCAGATTCTCTCTCAGCTTTAGCTGTAGCGCACCAACAGCCTGATACGTAGTTGCGTTATCAAGCATTTCAAGGTTTGTATCGACAACATTTAAATCGTTGTCTATTTCCTTTTCCAGAATCATGAGTGCTTCTGGAATCTTCGGTGGGTCTATTTCTTTTATAGAGTCAAGGCTATCTACCTCAAGAACTTCCATATCGCTATTTAAATATGCCTGTAAGTCGGCTGTTTCATCACGCAGCTTCATATAGCCACGCAGGAACTTGTTTAATACGTTTCTCGTGATTGATGAACGGCGCTTATTCTTCTCTAACTGCAAGTCTTTTAATGTTCTTGCTATGCCTTTTATTCGGTGTTCCCAGTTTGGATGAGTGAAATTTGCATAGCATACAATGGGAATATACGGGAACCTTGATTCGTGGAATGGTGAAATTTTGTCATATACCACTATACGGTCGCTAATGCATCGACGTAAATATACCTTCGGCTTCTTCTTGCGTACAAGTTTTATTTCACCTTCCATAGGAAGCAGTGAATCGTCATATTTTCCGTACTCACCTGTAGTTAAATTGACATACCACTCTTCGTATTCGTGTTTTGTATACCAGTAATCAAAAACATTTATCATGTCTTCTTTGGAAATATAGGTTCTTGCGACTTCATTTTCGAACTCTGACTCTGATTCCCCGTTCAGTATCTCTATATCATCCTTATACTGTGGATACATTTCAATTAAGTCTTTCTTATGCATGTAGCTTCTATGCACAAGATACCGCATGTCACTGAAATCTGGGCTTGATATATACGGGTCGAACACTATATCAAACGGAGAAACCTTTAAAATCTTTACATCGCCGTTTATAATGTCATCGTTATAGTCCATATAGACGTACAACCAGCCTATACCAGCCGCCAAAGCATCATCGATTGCTGACATTCTGTTAATATAGTTGTCTTTTTCTGAATATATGTATTTTAGAGCCTGCTGCATAACGTCGCAGAACTCATCGCCATAGGATGATAGTGACACAACACGAGCCTCAGGCATGTTTTGCCTGATAAAACCGCTTCTTCTGCGTATTCTGCCATTGATAATATTTATACTCAGGTATGGTCTTGTAGTCTTCCTCACGGAATCTACGAAATACCACTGGTCTCCCCATGCCATTTCAATATCTGCACGCATTTCTGAGCGAAATGACGCAAGCTGTTCAATGCCATTGTTCCATGCTTCTACGACTTCTTTTATTTTTTCATCTGTCATTATTGTACCATCCAGTTATACGATGAATAGTCTGTACGTTTTAACGGATTCGGCTTATCAATTGTCGGTGTTTTCTCATCACCTCTTGCAAAAAATATCTTCACATCCTTATCTCTAATACGTGCAAGGCAGTCGAGCATATCTTTAGTAGCGCATAGTGGAAAGTCTAAATACTCATCTTTGATAAACTCTTCGACTAAATTTCTCTTCTTCCCCTTATTACCCACATACGCAATAGACTTTGGAAACAAAATCCTTCCTTCCATGAATAACGGCTGTAATGCTAAGATACGCTCGTCCTTAGATAGGTGTGTCCCGCCTACAGGTATTATCGTAAAATAAAGCCCTTCTTCTCTCATTTTTTCCTGCATATACTCAATGTCTGCCTGCATTGAGTATTTCTCATAGTATACTTTTCGGACATTCCACTTCTCAACCAGTCCAAACAGCTTGTCTTTTCTTTCTGCAAGGTTTAGCCTATCACGGACACAATCCCTGATGTAAAAATATCCTCTGCTTCCTACGCCAACAACCCACATAACGGTATACGAGCTGTCTTTTTTTGCTGAGGAAGCTGGGTCTACAAATATATAATTCCTTGTTTGCGGTGATTCTTCGTAGTACTTAATCCAGTCTATATCAAAGGTGCGTTCACTTGCTTTGGTAGGATTCATAAGCATCTGTGTGGAAAAGACATCTCTTCCCATTTCTTTAAATTTTTCCCACAGATACTCTTGAGAGTAATAGACTGAAATTCCATCACCCATCGGGGGTATGTTATCGGTAGCCGATTCAGGCTTGTATGGGAACTCACCATTATGTGTCGCAGGATAGCAGAACACTTTATAGCTTCCGCTTTCTATAAGCTTGCCATATAGGTCTGCGTGATGGTAACGAGTTCCGACTATTCTGAATCGTGCGTGTTTGTCGTGGAGTCCGAATGAGTGTTTGAATGCTGTTTCGAGCTTTTCTCTCT